TTTTAATAATATATTATATTGTTATTTATCAACATATTGTGAAGAAATACATAAAATTGATCTTTTTTATATGGCTAATTTTACTTAGTTGAATAAGAAAGGTTATTATATCAAGAAAGAACGAAAAGGCGAAATAGTGCTTAACATCTTTGTAGATGATTTTAAAAGCTATTTAGAGCAATTGCAGACCGTTAACGGTTGGTTGAGGTTTAGGATATATGAGAGAGAGAAAGCCGCGTTAAATGGACTTACTCATAATATGGAAATAATAGAGGCAAACAATACTGGAAATAAATAATACTACACAATTTGCATATGCAAGACGAAAGCAAGATAAAAGGTAAGTGGGGAGGAAAGCGACCAAATCAAACAGGTCGACCAAAGCGAATGACCGAAGAGGCTATAATTGAGAAGCTAACACCAATGGCAAACGCTGCATTCACTAAGCTAAAGGAAAAAATCCTGGAGGGCGACATAACCGCAATAAAGTTATTCTGTTCGTACTATATGGGAATGCCTACCCAAAAAGTGGAAAGTAAGATTGAGGGGCAACTTAATCAAGTAAGTGTTGAAGTAGTCCGCCCCGAATTGGCAAAAGATGAAGTGCTAACTAATTGATCCACAATTAGTTACACTCCTATTTAACATAATATACCTTATAAGGGAAATTAAAACACTGATAATCAACAACTTAAGCAAAGATACTGACAGACTGACAAGGGTTTTTTTCGGGGGTGCATATACGATGGGGGGGACTTAAAGAATTTACCTTTTTAGTAGGGTGGGGTTCGGGTAAGACTTACAACATTCTAATTTGGTTTATTGTAAAATTACTCCAGGAGAACGGCAAGACATTAACAATCGTAAGACAATCGCTTCCATCTATCAAGGGTACTGTGTTAAGGGACTTTATCGACATACTTGGTAGACTTGGGATATATTCAGAGGACAACCACAACAAAACTGACCAAATTTATTCTTTGAATGGTAATATAATTGAGTTTGTATCGGCAGATCAACCTCAGAAGATAAGAGGTCGTGCGAGGCAGTATTTATTCTGCAATGAGGCGAACGAATTGACTTATGAGGCTTGGATGCAGTTGATAATGAGAACGGAGGGTAAGATAGTGATAGACTATAACCCATCGGACTTATCGAGCTGGATTTATGACTCTGTGATACCGAGAGACGATGCGGACTTTCACATTACTACTTTCAGAGACAACCCGTTTCTTCCAAAGGAGTTGGTGTTGGAGCTTGAGAGGTTAAAGGATGCAGACCCTAACTACTGGACCATTTATGGATTGGGAGAAAGGGGACTAAGCCAAGACTTGATATACTCACATTGGAAGACAACGGAGCAGATGCCCGAGGAAGGAGAGGTGGTGTACGGATTGGACTTTGGGTTTAACGTGCCGAGCAGTTTGATAAAAATAGTGTTTGTAGAAAATTCTGCTTATGTGCAGGAGTTAATTTATGAACCAAAACTAACTACTGCTGATTTAGTTGAGAAAATGAAGCAAATCGGTATTGATAGGTATGATGAAATATACTGCGATGCTGCCGAGCCTAAGACGATAGAGGAGATGATAAGAAACGGATTTAATGCTAAACCAGCAAATAAAGACGTTACTGAGGGAATTAGAACTGTAAAAGCTACTCCATTAATAATACATGAAAATAGTGTAAATTTACTAAAAGAAGTAAAGAATTATAGGTGGAAAACGGATAGAAATGGTAATAAGTTGGATGCGCCAGTAAAATTTAACGATCACGCGTGTTTTATTGGTGAAACAATGATAAGCACCATTGATGGACTAAAAAGGATAGATAAAATTGAGGAAGGCGATTTAGTATTGACTTCTGAAGGATATAGAAAAGTAAATAAGCTCTTTGATAACGGGTTGCATCTTGTGGAAAAGTATTCGATGCAATTCGATACGTTTAAATTAACTTTGGTTTGTACTCCAAATCATAAAGTTAAAACAAACGAAGGATGGACAGAGATTTCGAAATTACAATCGGGGATGACGGTATACCTCAACAATTTTATAGAGGAAAGTCATTTAGATTACAGTCAGGTGAACGATACTTCAACAATGGACCACACAAGATGCATTGGTGGGTATGGGAGCAAGAGACTGGAAACAAACGACCAAAAGGATACCACATCCATCACATTGATGGAAACACTTGGAACAACCGAATCGAAAACTTGCAACTACTCGAATCAAACAAACACCTTAGTGATCACATCAAAAAGCGAATCGAGACTAACAGAGAGTGGTTTGTTGATTTTCAAAAGAAAGGCATCGCAAAAGCTCCTGAATGGCATAAATCGCCTGAAGGAATTAAATGGCACCAAGAACACGCAAAAAAGCATAACTTTGGTAAGCAAGACTATGGGATGGGGAAGTGTGAACAATGTGGGAAAGAATACCATAGAAAAACAACAAGAGCAAAATTCTGCCATCTTAATTGCAGAGCTAAAGCACTTAGAGTCAGAAGGAAGTTGGAAGGAAAGAGTGTATGATTTAAATGTTGATACTACACATGAATACTTTGCCAACGGATTGTTGGTCCATAATTGTGATGCAATGAGATACGGCATATTTAGTAAATTAACAATCCCAAGTGTGACTTGGGGTGCAATATAAAATAAATGGGGCTATTAGATTTTTTTAAACGTAAGGGTTTAAACCCTAATTTGAATCAAAGCACTCGGATATATGGTATAAATGGAGCAGTGCTTCAAGAGTACGAGAATGGGAAATATGTATATGAAGGATATTTAGGCAATGCCGATGTGTATTCTATCGTTACGTTCCTTGCAAGAAAAGCAGCCTCTATCCCTTGGTACGTGTACAAGCTAAACAATACAGAGAAAGGAAGAACATCTTTACAAAAGTACAAGCAGTTATCAAGAGGGTTATCGTTCCAAGGTGCATTTGAAAAAGCATTAATCGAGAGAAAAAATGCATACTCAGAAAACATTGTTGAAAATTCTGCATTAGCAAAAATATTAGAAAGACCAAATGAGTACCAAGCACAAGACCAATTCCTCGAAAACCTATTCGGATATCGTTTCATTTCGGGAGAGGGAAACATCTACGGAAACGATGGTAATATCGGTGGTCAGTTCGCAGAGCTTAACGTTCTACCAACCCAATACTTGGACATCTACCCTGACAAGAACGACCTTTACGGCTTGGTTGGGTACAGGCTCATGGTAGACAAGGGTATAGATATACCTAAAGCGAACGTGTGCCAATGGAAAACATGGAATCCAGACTTTAATGCAACTACACGATCACATATGCGTGGAGTCAGTCCGCTACGTGCTGCTTACAAGACATTAAGGATGAGCAACAATGCTGCGGATGCATCTGCGATGATGGCGGCAAATGGTGGAGCAAAAGGAGCAATAACTCCTAAACCGCTTGGTACAGTTGTACCATCATTCACGATTGAACAAGCGAATATAATTAAGAGAGCAGTTAACGAGGACATAAATACAGTTGACAATAAGGGTAAGGTTGCGGTGTTGCAAACTCCGTGGGATTATCTTAACTTTGGATTATCGTCTGTTGACATGGAGCTTGTCAAGACAATGCAGATGAGTCTACATCAGTGGTGTAGGGTGTTCGGTCTCCCTGCGGTACTATTTGACGTAGACACATCATCCTATAACAATTATCAAAACGCAATGCGTGATTTGATAACGAACACAATCATGCCGATGTGCTGTTCACTCAGAGATGAGTTGAACAAATGGCTTGTGCCGAGATATGGTGAGGATGTGTACATCGACTTTGACATAACTGCGCTTCCTGAGATGCAGCAAGACATGGAGAGAATGGTACGTTCACTTCGTGATGCTAACTGGTTAACGATGGATGAGAAGCGTGTAGCGATGAATTACAGTGAGAAGGGTGGTGCATGGGATATGAGTTATATTAACCAAGGACTCGTGCCGATTGACCAAGCAATGATGGACTTAAGTATCGCTGATGATAATAGCAACGACAACGGACAAAGAGATATGGGAGATCGTGATGAAGAGATTTCCGAAGATCCCTACGGAAATGACGTGCCTGACGGAGCGAACAATGAGACGGCAGGTACGAGAGTCGTATAAAATAAGATTGACTGATGAACGCAACGCAGCGCAGCGACTATTGGTTGAAGGTGGAGAGACTGAGGAGGTCGCTTGATAGGAAATATAGTTCTTTGTTTTATGGTGTATTAAAAAGTGAGCTTGAGGCTTTTGCTAAAGATGTAAAGAAGCTCGGACCACAAGCAGCAGTGAGTGGACTTGGTGCGGTGGCTTGGGATGAGAAGCTAATGCCGATAATGAGACAAATGTATCGAGAGATTGGTGTTAAGTTTGGCAATGCAACATTTAGAGCAATTAGTGTCGATAGCAAAAAGGCTGCTGACCCGTATGGACTAAATGATGAGTTCTTAGATGAGCTAACATCATTCCTAATTCAATGGGGGTTCTACTTAGCTGCACTAATGACTAAAACTACAAAAGACAGACTAATACTACTTGTTACAAAGGCTCTTACTGATGGACTGAGCAATGATGATATCATACTGCTCATTCTAAGCGATGCGCAAATGCGCTACGCTCGTTATAGAGCCACGATGATAGCAAGGACTGAGGTAATGAGAGCATCGAACTATGCGTCTCTAAAAGGCGCACAGAAGCATCCATTCTTAGTAGATAAGGTTTGGATAGCAACAAGAGATGCGAGAACGAGGAGGATACCTAAAGATTTCTACGACCATTGGAACATGGATGGACAAACGGTTGAGTACGACCAACCATTCATAAGTGCTGATAAAGTCGGCAGACCGATAGTGGTAGATGCACCAGGTGATCCGACTGCACCAAGAGGGTTCACGATAAATTGCAGATGTGCGGTGGCGTTCATACCACGCAGAGATGCAAACGGACAATTAATAATGAAATGATATGCCAGTAACTAAATGTTCAAACGGTAAATATAAAATTGGAGATGGTGAATGTATTTATACCACACGCGAGAATGCCAATGCGGCTTATAGAGCTTACTTGGCGGAGGAAGGAGAAAATGAATCTGAAAACGATAATGCAAAGAGTAAAAATATGATGTATAACTACAAGAGCCTCGGAATGGAGGTTAAGGATGTAGATGTCAAAGAAGGCATCGTTAGTGGTTATTTTAGTGCATTTGGTATGGTTGACTCCGATGGAGACATTATGATGCCAGGTGCGTTTAAGCGTTCAATCTCTGATTGGGGACCAAATGCTAAAGGTAGGATTAAGCACTTACTTAACCACGACCCTTCTAAGCCATTGGGGAAAATCCAAGAGCTTGAGGAAGATGAGTACGGACTAAAGTACGTTAGCCAGATTGGTACACACTCATTAGGTAAGGACTTTATCAAAATGGTAGAGAGCGGATTGATTGCCGAGCATTCAATTGGCTTTAAAATATTAAGAGAGCAGAAGAGTGGTGATGCTAACCAAATTCACGAGGTGATGCTATTTGAAGGCTCAAGTCTAACGGCTTGGGGAGCAAATGAAAACACTCCAATGATTGGGATGAAAAATATGGGAACAATTGCAGATATACAAGCACAAATAAAATCATTCGAGAAATTTATTCGTGATAGTGATGTTACGGATGAGACTATCGACCTATGTCTAATCAAAGTCAAACAACTCGCACAAGCACTTGAGCAAATGAGTAGCACTGAGGCAGCTATTGCAGCACCTCCGCAGCAAAAAAATGATGTAGTGCCAGTGGAGTCATTTATTTCTATTATAAACAAAATCTAAGAAAATGAGCGATTTAAAAGCATTCGAGTCTGCCCTCGAACAAAAATTGGCAGAACAAAAAGCTGAGGTTGCACACGTAACCGAGAAAGCTTCTAAGCAATTTGACAGCAAGGTTGAGCAAATCAACGAAGAGATGGTTAAGGCTAACAAAACTATCGCTGAAGCAGTTGCTGAGGTGAAAGAAGCTAAGGTGGTAATGGTAAAGGTTTCAATTTCGAAATGGATTTGAAAGCAGTTGGTGTAATGACAATTGGTAACAACCTTACTGGTTCTGTTTACACTTCTTATGTTGACAATCCATTCCTCAGAAGCTATGTTAACCCACACCTTAGAAGTGTGTTCAACATCATCCCTGTTTCTACTGGTTCAGTATCTTTCCCACGTGGTAACACTCCAGTTGGTGAAGGTTCTTTCGGTAAGCAAACTGAAGGTTCTGCGAAGCCTCAAATCGATTACGATGTAACAGTAGTAAACACTGCGTTGTCTTTCATCGCAGGTTATGCTAAGGTTTCTCGTCAAATGATTGATGACCTTCCTTTCCTACAAGCATACTTGCAGTCTTCTTTGATTGAAGATTTCCAAAAGGCTGAAGACACCTATTATTTGAACGCTATTGCATCTTCTGCAACTGCTGGTTCAACTTCAGGTGCTAACACTGCTGAGAAATTCATCGACTACGTTGCTCAGTTGGGTGCGCTTAACTGGACTCCGAACTTGTCTTTGACTACTCACGCAGGTTGGGCAGGTTTGTTGAAAACTAAACCATCTGACTACTCTGTACCTGGTGGTGTTGTTATCGACAACAATGGTAACGTAAGAATCGTAGGTGTACCAGTTATACCTCACTCTTTGGTTACTTCTGGTAAAATTTATGTTATGGATACTACTAAGTTCGCTATTGCACAGCAGAGCGGTCTTGCAGTTCGTAGCACTGAGTTTGACCAAGATGATTTCATCAAAAACTTGATCACCTTCCGTTGTGAAGCACGTTGTGAACTTCTTCAGTTCCAGTCTTCTGCTGCGGTTTATGGTAACATCTAACAATAATGGGGAGGGGCAACTCTCCCCTTATATTTTATACTATGCCATTTAGCTACGGTTACTTTAAGAAAGAATACGCAGAGCATTTATTTGAGAACTTTAGCATTGACATTGACATACTTGATGTTGGTGCAGGTTGCGGAACGTATGGAGTGTTATTGAAACAAGATTTCAAAAACATTGATGCTATTGAGATTTATGAGCCATACAGAAAGCAATTTGATTTAGATAAAGTTTATAGGAGTGTATTTATAGGAGATGTAAAAGAGCTAAACCTATTTTTATACAACTATATTATTATGGGCGATGTGCTTGAGCATATGAGCGTAGAAGATGCCCAAGAATTACTTGATAAGATACACCAAAATAATATTTATTGTATGGTAGCAATCCCATACAAGATGCCACAGGCTGATGTTGGAGGCAACAAGCATGAGAGGCATTTGCAAGATGATTTGACACACGAACTATTTACTGATAGATATCCAATGATGCAATTACTATTTATGAACGAGCATTACGGATATTATGTTAACTATAACTATGAACATACTATTTAGCATTCACCTTTATCCTCCACAACATCTTTGTGGTGCAGAGATGATGGCGCATAGGATAATCAAACACTTACAATCCAAAGGGCATCACGTAAGGGTTTTATTACACCAAGCTAACCACTATAAGATTACAAATAATTATTGTTACGATGGGGTGGATGTATTCCCTCCAAACGCAAATGTGATAGATGGATTATTTAGATGGTCCCACGCAGTTTTTACGCATTTGGACTATACGAGATGGAGCATAGGCACATCGGCAATGTATAAGAAACCACTATTCCATTTGATACACAATACTCACTTATACCCTGAGATACATAATGCAGAAACTTATCAACACATTGTGTACAATTCTAAGTGGGCAAAAGACAAATTGGGTTATAAATGGAGTAACTTTATACTCACACCACCTACCGATTTTAGGGATTTTGATATTGATGTAGATAGTGCTGATAATGAGTACATTACGCTTATCAATTTGAACGAAAATAAGGGTGGTAAGATATTTGAAGAGATAGCAAAAGAGATGCCTCACAAGAAATTCTTAGGAGTACAAGGCTCTTACGACGATCAAATTATGGCAAAATTTCCAAATATTACTTATATTAACAAAACTGCTAATATACTTGACGTATATAAACAGACCCGAATACTACTAATGCCGAGTGCTTATGAGAGTTGGGGTATGACTGCTACTGAGGCGATGTGCTGCGGCATACCAGTTATCAGCAGCGAGGCTGAAGGATTAAAGGAGAATTGTGGCAAGGCAGGTATATTTATAAAGGACCGCAATGATATTAAAAGCTGGGTTAACGAGATTAATAAATTGGATGATGCCAAAGCGTATGCAGCAGCATCAAGAAAAGTCAAAGCGAGAGGAAGAGAGCATGATCCGAGAAAAGCGCTTGATGAATTTGAGACCTGGTTCAGAGAAAATGTTAATAGATACAACAATTAAGTATGGCGATATATATAGACGGGATAACAGTGATTGCTGATGCGGTTGTTGAACCCGTGAGTCGCACCGATGCAAAAAATTGGATGCGCATAACAGATTATACTTCTGACGATACTTTGATTGATGAGCTTATCACATCTGCAAGGAAGCACATTGAAAAGCTAACAGGCTTGTCATTGGCTAACAAGAAGCTAAAGGCTTATGTTGACTTGACGGGTGAGGTTCCTGCGGTATGGATGGTAGATGTTCCTTACGGACCATTACTTTGCGTTGATGAGATAAGATACAAGATAGGATTGAATAGTTGGGATGTGCTTGAGAACAATGTCGAGTACGAGAAGATAGGAGGCAAGTTATGGTTTTACGCTGCTGGTACTTATGAGATAACTTACCAAGCGGGGTATGGAGACCTACCTGCTGATCTCGAGAACGATATACTAACTCTTGTTGCGTGGATGTATGAAAACAGAGGTAAGAAGTTCCAAAAGAGTGATGCAATAAAAGATTATCCTAATTGGGATGGATTAAATTATCATCAGTATAAAAAGGTTGTGATATAATGGCTAAAGGCATTAGCATAAAAGGTATTGAAAGAGCTATCAGAGGTATAGAAAAGCAAATAAATAATCGCGTAGATAAAATTGATGCTGCTATGCAAGATAGTGTTGATACTATGGCTAATGAAGCTAAGTCATTAGTGCCAGTTTATACAGGATTATTGAGAAGCAAGATATTTGCAAATAAATTAGATAAATTAAAATATCAATTACTTGCAGATACACCTTATGCAGCTTATATAGAATTTGGAACAAGAAACACATCTGTTGCTGAAAATTTATCAGATTACTGGAAAAAAATAGCAGAGCAATACAAAGTTACTAATCCAAAAAAATTGACAAATACTGAAGCAGCGCAATATTTTTATATAAGTGTAAATAAAAACTTTCCTAAACTTAAAGATAAAATAAGCAAAATAGTTAAGTAGATGCTTGATACCGCAAATAGTGTTAGGTCAATATATGTGTCTACTCTTAATGGGCATATAACTTACAATGGCAAGAACGTGCCAGTGTATGGACAAACACCATTTAGCACAACTCCGCAGATGTTTGTCATTATTGGCAACATAACAGAGGTAAGCGATAATACTAACCATTCTTTCGGGAATGATGTGGAGGTGGTTATAGACATTTATAGTGAGCAGTATATGGTTTACGATAATAGTATTGTAGACAATATTGCTTCACAAATATTAAATTTGCTAATACCTACACCAAATGTAAACGGATTTAGTGATGCGAATTTTTTAGTTTATCCAACTGCAAGAACAAGTTCAAGATACTTGTCTGAGGTGGATGGGCAAAATTTCTTCGCAAGAAAAATAATAACAATAAGTAATTTAGTTAATCAAAAATAAAATAAAACAATGGCACAAATTTTAGGATCTACACAAAACGTAGAAATCGATGTAGCTGGTGGCACATCATACAAAAACCTTGTTTGCTTGAGGACATCTTCAGTTAATACAACTATGGATGCAACAACCGAGCAAACTAACTGCGGAGTTTTGACTTCTCCTTCAGAGCCTCAAATGTCTACCGACTTTGATGCAATCTGTGAGACTGCACCAACTGTTTCTCAAGTATCTTACGAAGATTTATTGGCTGCAATGGTAAACAAAACTTTGGTTGCGGTAAGAGTTCAAAACCCAGTTGTTAGTGGTTCTTCAGCAGGTGCTGCTTACTACCACGCATTTAGCGGATACATCACTGATCTTACTTTAAATCAATCTTCTACTGAATTTATCAACTTCTCAGGTACTATTCAATCAAGTGGTGCTTTGGATGTTGTTGCTTAAACTAACTTATGAACTATACTACTATTACTATTAACGACCAAAAGGTCGGACTTAAATTTGGGATGGCTTCGTTTAGGTATGTAGCCGATAAACTAAAAGACGGAATAACTTTTGAGAATGGAGAGATAAATGAGATTGGCATTGCTCATCTTGTTTATAGTGGTTATTACAATAACTGCCTTGTCAAAGGAGTCTTACCCGAAATAACTTTTGAAACTTTACTTGATTATATTGAAGCTAACATAATGAAACAAGATTTCATTGATGAGCTTAAAGAGATAATTAAAGTTTGGGGAGATAGCGACATGATTAAAAATAATGTCGCAGCTTCTGAAACTACTGATGAGTCAGCAAAAAAAAAGAGTTCACGTGGGAGGAAATAGAAGCGTTTGCCTTTGGTGAATTGTGTTTGCTTCCACGTGATTTCTACGACATGAGTCCAAGACATTTCTCTCTAATGATACAAGGTCACCAAGAGAAAAAAGTAGATACTTATAAGCAAACAAGACTACTCATGTTTACAATGGTAAGGTTAATGGGTGATCCTAAAACCGCACCTAAAACACCTGAGGCTTTGTGGGAGTTACCAGGTGATGAACAAGAAAAGCCAACTGACGAGGAATATAGAGAAGTCTTTAACAGATTAACAAAATGGCAGAAAACAATAGTCCCTTAAGTATAGTTATAGATGCTGACATTAGTAAGCTACAAAAGGCTATATCTAATGTTAGGGAATCTATTGGACAGATATCTTCTGATTTAAAAAATACAAATTTAGGCGATTTTGGTAAAGGCTTAGAGCAATCTTTAACTGAGGTTAATGCAAGATTAGATCAATTAGAAGGTAGTTTAAAAAAGACTTCTACAACTGCTAAAACATTTACAACTGGCACTAAGGATGCAAGAACTGCATTAACATCTTTATCATTAGTTGCTCAAGACGCACCATTTGGATTTATTGCTATACAGAACAACTTACCTGCACTATTACAAACATTTGGGGATTTAACAAAAACATCTAACGGCTTAAAAGGAGCTTTATCTCAAATAGGTACTGCACTTGTCGGACCTGCTGGTTTATTTTTAGCTTATAGTGCAATAATTTCAGTTACTACTGTTCTTGTACAAAAATATGGTTCTTTAGGTAATGCTATTTCTGCAATAATTGGCGGTAATGAACAATTATCGGTTAGTATTGCAAACGTAAATAAAGAATATGCTAATTATATAAAAAATTTAGATAGTTTAGAATTATCAGTAAGAAAATCAGCAGCGCAAGAATCTGGTAAGATACAAACATTATCAATACTTACAAAAACTGTTACAGATTTATCAAAATCAGAAAGTGTTAGGTCTAATGCATTAAATCAATTAAAAGAATTTGATAAAGACTATTATGGTCAATTTACTACTGCAACATTAAATGCAGATGAATTAAGAGCAGCAACAGATAGATTAACACAATCAATAATTGCTCAAGCTCAAGCAAGAGGATTAGAAAATAGAATATCAAAAATTACTGAGCAAATAGAAGAATTAACATTTGCTCAAGAAGAACTTGCTCCAGAATTTACAAAAACAAGCAAAAATTTAACAAATTCATTAGATGAGGTATCAAGAGCTACATTTCAGCCAGGTGGCGTAGGTGTTCCTTTTTTAGCAGATTTATTTCAATTAAATCAAGTAACTAATCAGCTTAGTGAAGGTGATACAAAAATAAATACTGAATTAGATAAATTACAAAAAACTAAAGATAAGCTTGAGAAAACATTAGATCAAATTATTAGTGTTGGCAAAAAAGGTGGCGGAGGTACAGGAAAAGATTCAAGCATAGGACAAATAGTAGAAGGAATTAGTGGAGAAGGAGTTATAACTACAAATACTGCTTTATTTGAAAGATATATTCAAGGTCAAGTTCGTATAAATAATGCTGGTGTTGATGCTATGGTTAGGTATCGTAGAGAGCAGTTAAATGCTCTTGAATTAATGCCTAAAAAACTTGGTAAAGATGTTGGAACATTAGGATTATCATTACCATTTGGTCCTGAGGCACAAAATAATCTTCAACAATATTATAATGGCTTATTTGAAATAGAAGGTATTTATGAGCGTTTCAAAAACTCACAAATGGCTGGCGCAAATGAATTTACTCGTTTGCAAGAACAGATAAAATCCTTTAAAGGACTACAATCTACAATAGAAAATAATTTAACAAAACCATTTAGGGATTTCTTTGATGAATTATTGACAAATGGTAAAGTATCGTTTGATGGATTTGTAGAATTAGCAAAGGATGCATTTAAGAGAATACTTGCACAAGCTATTGCAAGTGGTTTAGCAACTTTACTTGCAAATATATTAACAGGTGGTGCAGGTGGTGCATTAGGGCAAT